GTTATTAAAGAGTATCCTACTGCGTCAGCGCATAGTGGTCATTTTAAAGCGTTAATGAATGAACTAGCGTTAAAGAAAAGTTTTAAACCAAATGTAATCTTTATTGATTATCTTAATATATGTGCGTCTAGTCGGTTTAAAGGTGGTAATATTTCATCTTATTTCTATATCAAAGCAATCGCAGAAGAATTAAGAGGTCTCGCTGTAGAGTTTGATGTTCCTATCTTTAGTGCAACACAAACTACTAGAACTGGTTTTGTAAGTACAGATATTGGTTTAGAAGATACTTCAGAGTCATTTGGTCTACCAGCGACTGCTGACTTTATGTTTGCCTTGATGTCAAATGAGGAACTAGAGGGTCTAGGTCAAATGAAAGTAAAACAATTAAAAAATAGATACAATGACCCAGCGATTAATAGATCATTTATTGTAGGTGTTGATAGAGCGAAGATGAGGTTATATGATACAGAGAACTCAGCACAGAATATAGTAGGTGGTAAAGAATTAAAACAAGAAGAAAACTATCCTACACCAGAGGAAAGTTATGAAAAGTTTAGTGACTTTAAATTATAATGGCTAAGAAACAAAAAGTAAGATTTCATAAAGGCGATAGAAGACCTAATAATCTTCAACCTGATTTATCATATACAAAGAAAATGGTAAAGAGAGGTAAAGAAATAATATGGCAAGTCATTGAGAAGCCAACAAAAAATGTAATAAGTGAATACTTTTTTGAAGAAGATGCTCACAAATTAGTTAAGTTTCAAAACAAACATAAAGTATGGCAACCCAATGGCGGCATACCTAAATTCTTGTGGACAAGAGTTTAGTCTTATAAATATAATAAACAATTGATTTATATGGAACAAGTGGTTATAGTAATGGAATATATGAGAGAAAGATGTTTAGTTTTAAAGGATTTACAACAACAGATAGGAATACGCATTTAGAACACCTAGAGGACGATATAATAAATCGTGGATCAAAGGGTGGTGAGAATGCGTTAAACTTTTTACGATCGGTGAGAAATATGCTCGCTGGTTCTTCTAGTAAAAAAGTTAATATGACAGTCAAGTGGGATGGCGCTCCAGCTATCATTTGTGGTATCAATCCAGAAAATGGCAAATTCTTTGTCGGAACAAAATCAGTATTTAATAAGAACGCTAAAGTAAATTACACTAATGCAGATATAAGAAAAAATCACTCTGGCGAACTAGCGAGTAAACTTCAAATAGCATTAAGAGAATTATCACGTCTAGGTATCAAAGGCGTATTACAAGGTGACTTTCTATTTGCACAATCAGATTTAAAGAAGATTAATTTAGATGGTGACGATATGATTTCATTTACACCAAACACAATCACATACGCTGTTCCTGTAAACTCATCTATTGGTAGACAGATTAGTAGAGCAAGAATGGGTATTGTATTTCACACAAAATATTCAGGTAAAACTTTAGACAGTATGACAGCTGGTTTTGGTACAGTTAGAGGTTCAGCTAGAAACGTATTTTTAGCGAGTGCTGGTTATAGAGACGTATCTGGTTCTGCAAAACTAACTAGAAGTGAACTAGCTCAATTCAATGCTAAGTTAAGAATGGCTGAGGGTTCTCTATCAAAGGCAGCACCTTTGTTAGATAAGATGAGCGAGACATCTGCTGATGGTTTAGGTGTAGGATTTAGATTAAAAACTTTCTTCAATCACTACATAAGAAACACACAAGGTCATATGGCTAAGGTAAGAAATTTAGTTGATATGTTTAGAGAATATTATATCAATATAGTACAAGCAGAAATAGATGCTAGAAAAACAGCGGCAGGTAAACAAAAGTATAAAGATATACTAGCAACAAATACAAAATTTATAGATAGAAACAAAAATGCATTAGTAATGGCTATCGCATCTCATGTCACATTACAGAATGCTAAGAACTTTCTCATTAATAAAATGAGTGAGATACAAAGTGTGGGACACTTTTTAAGAACATCTACTGGTTATAGAGTGACAAGTCCAGAGGGTTATGTGGCAGTAGATAAAGTAGCAGGCGCAGTTAAGTTAGTAGATAGATTAGAATTTAGTAGAGCTAACTTCACAATGCCAAAAGGATGGAGTAATTAATGCCAAAAACATTTAAACAATTTGAAGAATACGATAAGGCTTGTGACGAAGTAATATTTGAACACGAACATGAGCCTTTACAAGAAGCAGAATATCAAGGTAAAAAAGTTAAATTGAATGACCCAATTAGAGGTGGTTCTAAAAAATTTTATGTGTATGTAAAAGATGGCGACAAAGTAAAGAAAGTATCATTTGGTGATACGACTGGTTTGTCAATTAAGAGAGACGACCCAGCTAGAAGAAAGTCATTTAGAGCTAGACATAATTGTGATAATCCAGGACCTAAAACAAAAGCTAGATATTGGTCTTGTTATCAATGGAGAGCTGGAGCAAAAGTAAATAACTAATGATTAAATATCTGTTACTAAAAATTAATCACTATTCTACTGCGTTGACAAGCTGGTCATGGACTAAATTATATGGCAACAGAAAAAAAGGTTACGGTTATAAAAAATGAAAAAACTAAATCAAATATTACGAGAGGGTGTTTACGACCCAGGTATATTCAAAGCTTTTTTCTTGGCTGGTGGACCTGGTAGTGGTAAGACATTTGTAACTAGATCAGCCTTTGGTGGCACAGGTCTAAAGTTAGTAAACTCTGACGCAGCATTTGAAAGAGGTTTAAAGAAAGCAAACTTGTCATTAAAGATGCCAGATGAAGAAGAATATTTTAGAAACATTGTAAGAGCAAAAGCAAAGATGACAACTGCTACACAATTAGACACTTATGTTCAAGGTAGATTAGGTCTAGTTATAGACGCAACAGGTAGAGACATTAATGTTATTAATACACAAAAAAGAATGTTAGATCAATTAGGTTATGATAGTTATATGGTGTTTGTTAATACAAGTTTAGATGTGGCGTTAGAAAGAAATAAAAATAGACCTAGATCAATACCAGAATATATTGTGACAAATAGTTGGAATGGTGTACAAAGAAACATTGGGCAGTTTCAAAGAATTTTTAGTCCAAATAGAATGTTGATTGTTGATAATAATAGAAGCGAAAAAGAACTAGTAACACAAACACTTAATACAGCTGCGAAGTTTATTAGAGGTCAATTAAATACAACACCTCAAAACTTAACAGCAAAACAATGGATAGCTAACGAATTACAAGCTAAAAAAAGAATATGAGTTTTAAAGATTACTTATTTAAATATCTAAAAGATAAACCAAGTGTATTAAAAGATAGTATCATTGATATACCTAGACAAAGATATGCGCCTGGTATATTTGATGATGCTGATACAGACAATCCAAAACTAAAAAAAGTAGTTGTGGATATGATATTAGATCAGATAGATAGCTTCCAAGAAAAATACCCTGTTAAAAAATATTCTTTAATTGGTTCTATACTTACAAAAAAATATAGAGACGATGCTGATTTAGATATTAATGTTTTATTTGATGTGCCAGAAGAAGATAGAGAGACAGCTAGAAAAGAACTAGCGTCTAGTTTAAGAGATATAAATGGTAAACTTGTTCCAGGTACAAAACACCCTGTAAATTATTATGTGATTACAGACCCAGAGCTAAAGAAAAAGAATGATGCTATGGCAGATGGTGTATTTGATATTGATGAGAATGAGTTTGTAAGAAAGCCTACAGAAGATACTTTTGATCCTGAAAAGTATGAGGCAGACTTCCAAAAAAAAGTACAAGAAATAGATGTAGTCAAAGGTGAACTAGCAAGAGATATTATAGATTACGAAGAACTAAAAGATTTAAGTACAGATGATGTATTAAACTTACAAGACAAAATTAATACTAAATTAGACGAGATAGAAGACAGTATAGAGGTATTAGTAGATATAGGTGATGATGTAGTCAAACAAAGACAAAGTGCTTATAATGACGATATGACACCAGATGAGATAAGACAATTTGGTAAGAAACACAAACTACCTAAAAATATTATATACAAGTACCTAGAAAAATATCACTACTTAAAATTCTATAAGAAATGTAAAGAAGTTTTAGAAGATGGTAAAGTCACAGATGATGAGATTGATAGTTTAAAAACAGAAGCAGTTAATACTATCGCATTTGCTTTTGGTAGATTTAATCCACCAACTATTGGTCATTTAAAACTAATGGACAAAGTTAAATCACAAAGTAATAATTACAAAATTTATTTAAGTAGAAGTGAAGACCCTAAAAAGAATCCACTATCACCTAGAGAAAAATTATCTTTTATGAAAAAGATGTTTCCACAACATGCTAGAAACATAGAGATCAATCCATCAAACAATGTATTAGATATACTAGTTAGATTAAATGGTAAGTTTAATAGTATTGTAATGGTCGCTGGTAGTGACAGAATTAGAGAGTTTGATACTTTACTAAAAAGATATAATGATGTCAAGTCAAGGCATGGATATTATAAGTTTGATAATATAAAAGTAGTATCTGCTGGTGAGCGTGATCCAGATGCTGAAGGTGCAACTGGTATGAGTGCTAGTAAGATGAGAGCTGCTGCTGAGAAAGGTGACATAACTTCATTTAAAAAGGGATTACCAAATACATTTAGAGATGCTGATGGTCTTATGAAACAAGTAAGACGAGGTATGAAACTTGCCGCTAGTTATTCTATGATGGGTGGACCAGGTTTAGGAACTTATAGACCAGTCGCTAGTTTAGAAGGATTTGAACAAAACCAAGTAAGAGATTTATATGTTAGAGAAATGATTTTTAACATTAACGATAAAGTAGATTATGTAAAAGAAGATATATCAGGTACAGTCAAAAGACGTGGTACAAACTATATCGTAATAGAAGACAATAATAACAATTTACACAAAGCATGGATATGGGATTGTTTACCTGTAGCCGCAGATAGAGAGGTAGAAGTGAGAGAATATGATACGAATGTTGACTATGGTTTCACAGCCGTAGATTCGATACAGGAGGATTTAGATGCAACTCCACAAGACAAAGATGTCAAAAAGAAAAAAGGAACACAACCTAAAAAATATTACAAAGGTTTATCAAAAGATGTCAAAGATAAAAGAGCAGATCACTTTAAAAAAGATAAGTACAAAAAAGGTGATACCGACTATAAACCTGCACCAGGTGATAAAGATGCCAAGACTAAACCATCAATTCATACTAAAAAGTTTAAACAAATGTATGGTGAAGTAGTTGATAAGTTAGATGAAAAAGGTAAAGGACTGTGGCATAATATACACATGAAAAGAAAAAGAGGTGAACGAATGAGAAAAAAAGGTGAAAAGGGTGCGCCAACTACTGCTCAATTAAAAAGAGCACAAGGTGAACAAAAAGAAGCCTACGATATAGGACACGATTATGCGCAACATACGATAAAAATGACACCAGGACAAGCTGGTTATGATCCTCAACATCAAGGTGATAACTACAAACCTAGTACAACAGAGAATAATAATAAGAGAGTAATCACTAGTTTTAAAGATTATAAAGACAATGAAGTAAAAGAAAAAGATGTAAAAGAATGGGCAATGTCGGATGCTACAATAGATAAATATAAGGAAAGATACAAAGAAATATGGCGAGAAAAACTAGACGAAGTGGTAAAACGAATGATGGACAAGATATAGAAATGGATAAGTTTATCAAAGAGTTATCAGAAAACACGCCACACGAAGA